GAATAGAATTGTGTACCCGTTGCTATCATTTTCAATAATATATAATATTACATTTCCTAAAATTCTTAATCCTGATGAAACTCTAGAAAACTATATGATAGTTGAAATACTAATAATGATTTAACATTTCTCCGTTTTTCTAAATAATTTTCTGAAAAAGCACAGTAACTCAAAAAATAATCATAATTAGCCCAGAAATGGGCTAATTACAAATTTTTATTTTTTGAAAAAATATGGTAATTTTTGCCATCTCGAAATTTTTATTTTTAAAATGGTAATTTAGTGAAGTAAAATTGTTTTAAAAATCGATCAATTTCGAGAAAAACTAACTGTGCTAAAAAAGTTAAAAATATCAATTTATCCAGTATTTATAGTAGTTTCTTCATTATTTAGAAATCATTTAGAAATAGAGTTACTATGAGAAACCTATTTAGATCTCGCTTTTAAGCTATTTTTTATCATTTTGATAAAACTCCCATTATAGTTACTGTGCTTTAGGGTATTTAGAATTTCTAAACAACTATTTTATTAGTAGTTTACTTCACTAAATTACCATTTAAAAAATTATCTATAATATATGGTGGTTATCCTATTATATTATATAATAATACCTAATCTGATGCTTATACGAAAAAATGAGCAGATTAATTTTTACACTCAAGGGTACATATAGTTAAAAGATTGCAAGCAAACCGATGTAGAAAGGTATTGAAAAATGGCTAAAACTGAAAAAATAGACACCTTTTTCGAGTTACTGTGTCTAAATGATTCTAAACAGATCAAAAAATTCATGATGGAGAATGGAAAAGGTCCAAAAACAATTTGTCCAATAATGTTTGTAGACAAAGAAAATTTTGAAAAGGAGGAAAAAGAAAATGGCTAAGTTTAATAATTCAGATATTCCTGAAGATAAATTTGCAGAAGTTACAATAGGGAATAATGGGGTAAGAATTGTTCAAAATGTTGAAGTTGAGAAAAAAGGAAATATTTCCAGAGTAATGCCTGTATCTATATATCTTTCTGCTGAAGATATTATGGAGATTTTTGCAAAGTTTATAGCTGGAGCTAATCATGGTGATGAGATTGAAACAGTTTATTTAAACGCAGAAGTTGAAGATATCGATGAAAAAGATGAAGATAAAATTATGGATGCAAATTATTAATTTTTAAACAACACCAAGAAGAAAGAATAGGAGAATAAAACAATGACAGAATTAGAGCAGTTAGTATATGATATTAGAAAGAGTACAAGTCAGGTAGCTATTAATAAAGTAGATGAAGTTAGAGTAATGACTTCTATGCTTAACGACAAAGAGTTTAGCCTTGGTGTTTATGACAAGACACAGGGTTATATTGGACAAAGATCACCTCATGATGAAGCAGTAAAATTTGTTAAAAATGTAATCAGTGGAGCCACAGGACTTGATAGTAAAGATTCTATGCATCTGGCAGAGAATTATGAATTTACTAAGAAAGATTCTAATTTCTTGCTTGGTAATATGAGAGACTTTATGAATGTATATATGTCTACTGGTAGAAAGATTACTATTATTCAGTCAGCAGATACAGATGCAAGTCTTTTTACAAAACCTATCAAAGCTACAGAAAAACTTATTCCCGATAAGGATAATCCTGGTTCTACAAAGAAGGTTCCTACGTTAGGATATACAAAGCTTGTTAGTTCATCAAAATGTCCTAAATATTTAGGTGGTTCTGATGACGAAGAATAGGAGGTCTATATGGGTTTGATAGCCAATGGTATTCGAAAGATATCAGGATTGCAATCTACAGAAGATCGTTCATATAATTATGAAAGCACAGATGGTCAGGAAGATGGAAATGCTATAATGCTTCTTCTTGCTGCTATAGCTGCTGGAGTAGTTGAAATAATTGAAGACGGAATAATTAAAAAATAATGGACACCTAGAGGTTTGCAGCCTCTAGGTGTTTTTCGCTTAATTATCAATATCCAGAACTTATAAATAATTTATCAGGAAGGAGTTCAAAAATATGAATTTGCCAAGTTTTTTGAAAAAAGAAGGAAATTCCCTTATATTCAATCAGGACAATTCTACCTTTGTATTTTATGTACCTGCTAATTACTTCAATAATACGTCAAAGGTAAATATAGCAGTTATTATCGGTGAATATGTATCCTTTATAGGAGTATGTAATTGGGCTATTATAGATGAAAAAGGAAAGCGTAGTGAAATTAAACCTTTTACTTTCCCTACTATGATGATTTGTAAACCTTATGAAATAGAAAAGGTTAAAAATCTTAAATTAGATAATACCGAACCTTCTGACTATATGCTGCTCAAGTTCAGAAAAGGTGATGAAGTTGTAACAAGTACCAAAGTACCTCAGTTAATTGATAATGTAGAAATCTTCTTCAAAATGGCTATTATGACAGCAAAGATTCCTACAACTATTCCTTATGATAAGCTGTGGGAATTATATTTTGAATCTGCTAAGCTGAATGGTTTCTCATATGGTATGAATGTACAATTATTCGGTATTTTAATTGCTTCCATATCAAGAGATAAGAATGATATTACAAGACCATTCTGTGCTACAGATATGAAGAATATGAATGATTATACACCAATTGATATTCGTATTGTTCCTAAGTATATTTCTCCTTATACAGCTATTACATCCGAAAACTGGGATGAGTCTGTAAGAGCTGCAGTATTAATGAAAGATAAGGAAAATGCACCTTTATCACCTCTTGAAAAGGTTATGACTCAGTAATGTTTTAATATTCCCTGGACTGATTAGGTCCAGGGAATATTTTTTAACATGTATATAAAATCTACATGTTATTTCTCAAGAAAATGTGTAGCTTAAACTAATAAACGCAAAGTTTAAAAAAATTTATTAAGGAGGACAAAAGGATGTATCCTGATACAATTTATAATTGGCATGATCAGTCAGAGATTATCAGAAAACAGGACACTGTTGTTACAGATGATGCTCCTTTATTTATGCAGGTATTTTCTGCTGATAAGGGAACTGAAGATCTTGTAGAAATCTCTGGTAACGATTTCACTGCTATGTATGGAACTATGAGCTTTAGTCGTCATGGACAGAGTGCAATCCAGGCAAAAAGAATTGTTGATGCTGGCGGAAAGCTTTATGCTAAGCGTGTAGTTGCTAAGGATTCTACATTAGCTAACGTTGTATTATGTGCTAACGTTACTAGTGGTGATGATGGAGTAACTGTTAAGTGGACATCTCAGAGTATTACTGGATGTACAACTTACGACGATGTAGTAAAAGCAGCAGAAGCCCTCTATGTTGAAGGCTCTGTATATCCTCTCTTTATCTACACTGATAATGGTAGAGGTGTATCCAACAAGTCAATCAGACTGAACCCTGATTATTCTACTTCTAAGACGGTAGGAGCTACTTTGTATACTCTCGTTGTATATGAAGGATCTAAGATTATCGAGCAGACCACTATTTCATTGGATCCTACTTTGATCTATGCAAATGTTGCATATGGTCTTGATAAGTTCACCAATGTTCAGATTAGCGGTGTTGTTTCGGACGATATTTATGAAAATTATCTCACTGTTTTGGCTGATGCTTTAGCTATGGAGCCTGCAGATTTGAGAGGTTATGACCTTGTGTATGGTTATACCAATTCCGGTTCTGCTATTGATGGATTTACTCTTGATAAAGAGTCTGTAGATCTTGATGCAGAAAATGGTATTATGTTGGCTGAAGGTTCTAATGGTGCGTTTGGTGATGCTCCTGTTGGAACTGAAGCTTGGGCAGAAGCTATCGCTGATGTATTCTATGGAAACTTCAGTGATGAAGTTTGGGATGTTGACGCTCACAAGATCGCTTTGGTTTGTGATGCAAATTATCCTGATTCTGTTAAGAAAGCAATCTTTGAATTCGTTGAGTTCAGAAAGGACTGCTGCTATTTAAGAGACTACGGTGTAGGTCTTAAGACTTTCATCGAAATCGAAGCAGCTCACAACAAGTATATCGAACAGCGTAACTACTTTACAGCAGACTACGCTACAAGTTATCTTGTAAAAGATCCTGAGACTAAGAAGAATATCGAAGTAACTATGCTTTATGATATGGCTCCTTTAATGGTTAACCATATTGCTAAGAATCCTTATGCTCCTATGTGTGGAAGTGCAAATGGATTTATCTTGAAAGAAGCTATCAAGGGTACTATTAACTTTACTCCGGTTAATACAAAGAAGATTAACTACAAGAGTGCTATCGAAGAGTTGCGTATTAACTACGCTGTATTCGAAGATGATAATTGTGTTGCTCAGCTTTGCTATTCTAGTCAGGTTAAGTATACTCAGCTCAGCTTCATCAACAACGTAGTTGCTATCCAGAGAGTTCTTCGTGCTGTTAGAACTGCTTGTCCTAAGCAGAGATATACTCTGTCTACGACTAATGATCTTAGTAACTATGCTAAGGCAGTTAGCAATGTTCTCAGCAACTTTGTAACTAACTTCGCTGTATTAAACTTCGTATATACTCAGGATCCTCTTAAGACAAGAGAGAAGATCTTCTATGCATCTATCGAGTTTGCATTCCTTAATTGGGCTCAGACAGAAATCTTTGATGTATATGCGATCAATAATGATTAAGGAAAGGAGTAAATAGTCATGGCAGTAAACAATGGAATTTTCAATAACTATACTGTTACTCCTCGTAATCTGACTCAGTATACAGCATACAGAGGAGTTACAGACTTTAGCCAGATTGGACAGTTTAACCAGTATGAATCTGGTTATCAGTTCCTGAGTGTTCTCCAGATGCCTACATTCTTGGAGAAGAATGCTTCTATGGACCAGATGTGTAAGAACTTCAGACACATGCTTGAGTTTGAGTTCCGTGGTATGGATGGTCTTCCTGATCTTCAGGCTGATACTTTCGAGATTACTGATGGTATCAACAGCCAGAGAATGATTAACAAGGTTACAATGGAAACTTCTACAACAGTTTCTATGCAGTACTTTGAAAAAGCTGGTGGATTGATTACTAAGTTCTCTGAGTATTACTTGACTGGTATCAAGGATCCTAAGACTCAGGCTAAGACTTATCATGGTCTTATCGCTGACAATATCTTACCTCCGGGTCTTGAAAACGAAGTATTCACTTTGATGTATTATGTAACAGATAATACAATGCTTAGACTTGAGCGTGCAGTATTGCTTGCAAACTGCCAGCTTACAAGAGCTGAACTTTCTATGTACAACGGTTCTCGTGATAACATTTCTAACAAGGAAATGACTATTGAGTTTAACTGTTTCCCTATTTATGGATATGAAGTAGATAAGGCTGCTAAGTATCTGCTTGAGCATGAAATCACAGGTGTTGGAGTTAATGTCAACAACTCTGTTGTTCAGTATGGTGGCACTGTTAATATGTCTAATGACATTAATGGTAATAAGCTTAATCCTACTGTTCTTGATTCTGCAGATTACAAGTATGGTATCATGAACGGTTCTAGTCCTGATAAAGTTGAGAAGTTAGTATCAGCTGCTCAGGGTGTATAATCAATTATGAGCATATAATAAATGGGGTGGAGAGTAATATCTCCACCCCATTTTATTCGTTTCATAAATGACTAATAAAACACTCCTGTAATGAGATTTGATTTCGTTATCAAGCAAAGTTAGATAATTTCACATATTATTAATTATCTGAAAGGAGGAGAAGACTGTGCCAGTAATTACACAAGGTCCTGATACTAGAGGTATTAGAAGAATTTCTAGTAGAGGAGTATCACACAAATTAGATTTACTCGATCAGAGAATGGATGGATTATATAAAGATATTTATATTTCTAGACCTGATAATAAACAGAATCTTGATAGTATGATTGATGGTCTCGATACTGCTATTGACAAATTGCAGGGTATGGATGCATCGGTTTCAAGTATGTCTGAACTTTTAAGAAGAATAGACAAAACTGGTGAATCTAATACTACAAAATTGATGAGTAGTGTACAGGATTTGTTTAATGATCAGAACTTAATTGGATCATTATTTGCAAATGATACTATTCATAATTATATCGCAGGTCAGAATTATAATTATGATATGATTTGTAAGTATTTGCCAAGATTACAGGATGCTCTTGAAATAAAAAGAGATAATGTTCTGTGTTCTGATAACTTTTCAAAATCTTTTGTTAATCCGAAATCTAATAAGTCTTCTAAAGATGAAAACTTAAAGTTTTCAACTAACACGAAAAGAATTGAAAAAGAATATGATATTACTGAATTCCTTGATCAGACTTATATGAATGCGTCAAAGTATGGCGAGGATTTCATATATATTGTACCTTACAGAACAGCATTTGCAAGATTATTTAACAAGCAGAAATATAGAGTAAATAAAGGATCAAGAGTTGGACAAATTAGTCTATTTGAAGGATATGAAGAAGTATCTTGTCTTGAATCAGGATTTGAAAAATCCAGTGAATTTACAACCTTTGTTGAGACTGTAAAACCTCTTATTATAAATGAAGAGGATTCTGCTGTATCTAAGGATATGCCTAAATGTGGAGAAGTTAAACTTCATTTCAACATGACTGGTGTTATTCCTTCTGGTATCCATGAAGTATGTATTCTTGAAAGTAAGAAAGATGTTGAAATGTTTACTTCTGTAGCAGAAATGTACTTTGGTTCTGAATTTGGAGAAGCTGTTACTGAAGCAACAGAAGATGGTCCTAAAAAAGGTAATAAAATGGACTCTATGTTTGCTAATGTAAAGAAAACAAATAGAAAACTTTCTAAAAACAGCAATAGTTCAGAAGGTTTATTTGTTACTACACTTGCAAATGGTGGGGATAGAAATCCTGAAGATTTGGATGATAATTTTTTAGGTGCAGTTGTAGAAAGAATCAAGAGAGAAAATATCTTACCTGTATATATTGGTAAGAAATGTCTTGGTTATTATTATTTTGAATTTGCAGAAGATCCTAATGCTTGTGGATTCTGTGGAGGTCATCATACTACACCTATGATTGGAAATGGTAGTAAAGTTTCTATGGATATGACTCAGAATCAACAGGAACTTGCTATTAGATATATTGCTTCGAGAATTTCTCATAGTATTGATACTAAATTTATTAATGCTAATAAAGATCTTAAAGAAGAGATATATGCAATGTTGAATTACAATGATAAATTTGATGTATCAAGATCAAATGATATTGGTGTATCATTTATTCCTGCAGAAGATATTGTTCACTGTTATTTCAAACTTAACGAAACAACCCATAGAGGTATTTCTGATTTGTCAAGAGCTGTTATGCCTGCAATGTTGTATATTCTGTTATATTTAACTGATATTATTGGTAAGATTACAAGATCTACTGATAAAAGAGTTTTCTATGTAAAACAGAATGTAGAAACAAACGTTGCGAAAACTATGATGAACGTAGTTCAACAAATTAAAAAGGGCAACTTTGGTGTTAGACAGATCGAAAGTATGAATAATATTCTTAATATAGTTGGCAAATACAACGATTATATTATTCCTATGGGTCAGTCAGGAGATCCACCAATCCAGTTTGAGGTTATGCAGGGTCAGGATATTCAGACTCCAACTGAGATTATGGATAAGATGGAAGAAGCTGCAGTTAATACAATCATGCCTATGGAATTTGTAAATTCTACAATGCAACAGGATTTTGCTAGCAGATTTACTATGTCTAATACACGATTCTTAAAGAGTATTTATACAAGACAGAGAAAGACAGAAGCTTTCTTCTCTAAAATCTATACCAAGATCTATAATTACGAATTTGGTGAAAATAATTCTTATATTGAGATTAATTTACCACCTCCTACTTATTTAGTAACTACAAATACTTCTCAGTTATTTGATAATATAACTCAGATGGCTGATAAAATCAATGAAGATGAATTGGCAGCAGAATCTGAAGAGGTAAAAGCTGAATTTAAGAAACTTTATGTAAGAGAACATCTTAACACTTACATTGATTTTGGTTTGGTAGACAGACTTAAAGAAGTAGCAAAAGTAAATGTAGAACAGGCAAAATTACCAGCAGCTTCAGATGGTGCTGATGTTAATGGGTTGATAGATGATGACATGTAATGATGATACTTGCAAGAAATGTTGTTTTAAACAGCTATTGGATAACAATATTTGGTTTTGTGCTGCTCATAATATAGTTTTCTTTGGTACTAGAGGGAAATATTGTGATAGTGGTCCTTTATTGAAATCTGAGATTCTTAAAAAGCCCAAATCTGGACAGTAGAGAGTAATCTCTACTGTCCTTGCTTTTGATTTTGTACACTTCTAAATAAAATACAATCACTAGGATTGTAAATCTCAGAGGAAAGGAGAAAATAATATATGGCTGTTATGAATCAGCTACCACAGCAGCAAAGAACTGTACTGATTCACAAGTCTACAACTAACCAATCATTCTTAGATATGCATTATTATCTCAAGAATAAAGGTATTCAGAATAACGATTTCTTTCTTGCGTTATTAGATTCAGGATTAGCTGGAGTAGATCCACGAGATCCTAATCTTCCAACTCATATGAAAGCAAGAATTCTACAAGAATGTAGACTGAATTATTGGTATTACCTTAGAGAAATTATAAGAATACCAGTTCAAGGTGGTACTGTAGGTAGCGGTGCTAGATATAAATTACATCGAGGCAATTTAGCAATGAATTTCTTATTTATATTGAACTTCAATATGTTTGTAGAAATGCCTCGTCAGCATGGTAAAACGATTGCTGCTGTTTGTAGATATCTTTGGATTTATAACTTTGGTACATCCAACTCTGAAATTATGTTTATGCATAAAGATCATTCTGGTTCTAAGGGTAACCTCAAGACATTAAAGAATATTAGAGATGCATTACCTAGTTATTTACAAATGTCTTCAAATATTGATATTAATGGTAATAAACTAAAAGTTCCAAATACAGTTGTTATGATTCAGCATCCGTTCAATAATAATAAGATTAATACTTATCCAAGTGCTAGAACAAAAGATGCAGCTAACAACCTTGGTCGTGGTGCTACTATTCCTGTTCAGTATTACGACGAGTTTGCTTTCATGCCTTGGAATGAAGAAGTATTTATGGCAGCTGTTCCTGCATTCTCCAAAGCTTCAGAAAATGCAAGACAAAATAATGCTCCTTATGGAATGCTTATTACAACAACACCTGGTGACTTGTTGACTAACTCTGGTATTTATGCTTATGAGATTAGAAATAAGGCTACACCTTGGAAAGAAGAATACTATGATATGTCATATCAAGAACTTATTGGACTTAGAGATTCTAATAATCAGTCTAACATGTTCCTGGTATCTTATACATATCAACAGTTAGGTTCTGGTCAGGATTACTTTAAACGAATGGTAGTAGAAATGCAATCTAACTGGGCTAAGATAAGACGAGAAGTTATGCTTGAATGGGCAGAAACTGCAACTGATTGTCCTTTTGCTCAAGAAGATTTGGATATTATTAAGCTTCATATTAAGGAACCTATTAGAACTATTTTCTTTGGCAAGTTTAGACAGTATCAGTTTAATATATATGAGGATCTTGATTTATCATATCCTCCTATTATTGGAGTCGACGTTGCTGGTGCTACATTTAATGACTCTTCTGCTATTACTGTAATAGATTCTAGAACAACTAGAGTTTGTGCTACATTAAATTGTAACTTTATTCCTGCAGATGATTTGGCTCAAGTAATATATGAACTTGTAACCAAATATATGCCAAATGCTATAATAAATATCGAACGTAATGGAGGTTTCGGATCTGCAGTTATTCAACGTTTGGTTAAGACTTCTGTTAAGAAGAACCTTTATTGGGAAATCAAAGACAGAGTTGTCGAAGAAAGTTACAATGGTACAAGAGTACAGAAACAGAATCGTAAAGTTAAAGTTTACGGCTTAGACTCTACAAAGTCTGTAAGAGCAAGACTTGTAGAAATTCTTATGGAAAGAGCAATGTATCATAAGGATAAGTTCGTAGCTCCTATAATTCTTGAAGAAATGAGGGCAATGCAAGTTAAGAAGAATGGTAAGGTTGAGCACTCTGATAGATCTCACGATGACCAGGTATTCTCATACTTAATGGCTCTTTATGTATGGTATGATGGACATAATCTGATAGAGAACTTCGGAATCAGAAAGTCTACAATTAAAACTGATACTGATGAAGATATTGAATCTGTAGAAATTGAAGATGCTCTCGAAGCACGAGAAAAAATTGATTTTAATGGTTCTACTTTTGAAGTTAAAGAAGATATTGCTGCAGAGTTAGAATGGATTGAGAAGGATACAAGATTTATTACAAGTGATGATCTTGCTGCTTCTCAATTTATTGGAAAAATAGAAGCTCGAAATATTTTAATTGCTAATGATAAAGGTGCTGCTGCATCATTAGAAATAGACACAGGTATTAATGTAGTAAATCTTGGCTATGCTGCAAATCAACAATTAACAACATTACCAAATTCATTATTCTTAAATGATACAGATTTTGATGATGAAAATGAAGGTTATCATCCTGAACATGAATACTTGCAAGGTAATTTGTCTAAATTCTATGATATGCTATAAAAGATTTTTTCTAAAAATCTTAACCTTTATATAATAGAAAATGTATTCGAAAGAGTGCACTTTTCTTGAGACTTATTTTCATATAATCAGAAGTGGTCCTAGTGGTTGCGATCCACTAGGACTGCTATTTTTCTTTTTTAATGGTTATTCAACTTTATGATAAATACGATACTAGGAGGATGTTTTGTTATGAATAATAACTTTGCTGGATCTATCGATACAGATGTGGCAATTGGGTCTATTCTGAGTAATTTTGATTCTGCTTGGGTCATGAATACGGTACATGATTCTTTACAGATGAGATTTAGACCTTTTGCTCAGCCTATGCCCAATTTTGTAGATATATTGGAAAGACAATTTAATACCGTATTAATTGCAGCTCCTGATTATCAGGAAAAAGTAAATGAAACAAGATTAGAAAGCTATAAGGAAATTATTCAGGTTATTTGTCAGTATTATAATCTGGTATTTACAAAACCTTTTGAAGAAATTAACCCTGTTGAGCTTTATGGTATAGCTCATTCTCTGTACGATATTTTTATCTCTCGGTTTACTGATTATATGGTAGATTTCTATATCAAATATATTATCAATAATATGGATAGTATTTATGCTTATCTTGTAGCTGATGATAATATTAAAAAGCCAAGAGAAAAGGATATGATGGCTAAGAGTTATATTGATCCTAAATTTCAGTTAATTCATGCTAATCTTAATAAGATTATTTTGAACATGACAGCTTATGATGTACCTATCGAGGTTCTATTTCAGTATTTTGTTGATCAACCAACAGCATTAACTTTATCTCAGTTATTGGTTGATACCGGTGATATTTACAAAAATTATTATGCGGTTTTCTTACAGGATCAGAGATATATGGCTCAGTTGTTGACAACTATTAAGTTACAGCTTCAGTCTAGAACTCAGGAATCTTTTAATGTAAGAGATACTGTAAATTTATAAGGAGATTCTAATGAATAATATTGATAATGAAGAGGTTTTAAAAAATATTAAAGAAAAAATAACTTGTTCTTCAGTATTAATGAAATTTGATTCTCCAAGTAGAAATATGAGAACTTATTCTCAAGAAGTTGTAAATTTGACAAATAAACATTTATCATCTTTAGATAAACCTATCATGATAGAAACAGAAAATGGAGAGGTTTATCCCTTATTATCTCCCAGAGCAGAATATAATGGTTTTAAAGATAATAAGCTTATGCTTAGTATTGTTGGAGATTTGCAAATGCAAACTTCAACAATATTAGAATTTAAATTAGATGAAATTAATAAAAAGGAGACATGATATTATATGAGTACTTTCGGAGAAGACTTAAAAGGAAATAATGCTTCAATTATAGATATGAAAGAATACATAGAAGCTAATAAAGAGTCTATTGATGAATCTAACCAGTTTATTGAACAGCTTAAGAAGGATACGGAAGGCATTGAGCCTAATCTTGTTACTTCTGATAATATGAATGTAGAAGGATCAGAAGAAGTAGAAGCAGTAAAGATGAATGTACTTGTAGATCCTAATACTGGTGAACATAAAATCATTGGTAGAGCTGGTGAAGAATTAAAATATGACTTTGCTGGTGTTATTAAACAAATTAATGATGGAGATCCTGATATTTTGACAAGCAAACCGTTTACAGAGGAGGAGATTATTTCATATCTCAAATCTGCTGACGATGATACATTAGTTGAAGAACTTGCTCCAGATGTAGATATTTCTGCTCAGGCTTTAAGAGATCTTCTTGATATTGTTAATCGTAAGATTAAAGGAGAAAAGTTCAATGCTTATAAAGAATCTCCGGATGAAGTAAAGAAACTGGTTGATTCTTATATCACAGAAGGTATTGGTAATATGGCTATTGCTAATGCTAAAATGCTTGCATCAGCAAGAAATAGAATTGCACATAGTTTGTTGGATGAATTTATCCATAATATTAAGATGGATAGAGCTAAAACAGATTTTGCAAAAGAATTAGAAAATATCTATAATAATTCATCTATTATGACAGCAGAAGGTGGACTTGAATATATTGATGAAAGAAACGCTGCTTACAGAGAAGCTGCAAATTCTATTGAAGATGAAGGTAAGAGAGAAAGACTTAATGCAATTCTTGATAGAATCGAAGAAGCAAGAAATCTTACTGAATTAAAAGAGTTTGCTAAGACCTGTAAGATTAAACGTTATGATATCGAAAGACCTGATAAGAGAGTTTATGCAGGATTTTTGTCCAAATATAGGGATTCTGTAAATAATATTTATGATATTACAATTGCAGAAACTGTATTAACAAGACATCTTGCTCCTCTTGGATATGATAAAATTGATGTCATTATGCTTCTTATTGCTTTCTGTAGACAATGTCAGAGTTATTCTGTAGATAATGTTCTTGAACATGCTTACATGTACTATTTCTTATATTACTGCGTAATGTTAGATGGAGACAAATCTGATAAATTCAGGAATAATCTTATCGATGTAATCAAAAATGTTAATGAAAGAAATAAATTTTAAAGATGGGGATACTGGGAGACCAGTATCCCCATTTTAGTCTGAACTTTATAATAAAATCATATTATTTTGGTTTTGGTATAAATACTGTAAATTAAAATAAAATCTAAGAAAGGTAGGTAAATAGAAGTATGTTGATGAATATTAAATGCTCAGCAGTTACGTCTATAAGAGTCAATCTCACTTATGATAATGGTGCAGTGAAAGAAGCTGTTATTGGCGTTGGAGATTTAATTGACGTAGTATACAATGCTAATGGTATCAGAAAACATGCATGTGGCAAGGTACTTGTAGTATCAGCTACTGGCAATGATCCTAAAGGTTGGTATATTATCGTTGATAGTTCAGATGACTTCGATTCTAGCAAAGCTAGATTTTCTCCTATGAATATTCTCGAACTTGAAGTGATTGCCAAAGGTGATAACATCGAAACTGTTTGTACAGTAAAAGGTGATATGGCAGTTCCTTATTTGAGAATTGTCAAAGGAAGACTCCAGTGGAGTAAAGATGGTTGTACCTGGTATCCGATTAGAGTTGGCAGAGATGAGATCTTAGATCAGGAAGGAACTATGCCTGTTCCTCGTCATGAAGCTATTAATACGGATATGTCTAATCCTGATAACGGCATCGAAGATGCAGTATGGTAAAACCATCATAAATATGTAAAGAATCTGAAAGGAGATAAAAGATATGTTTGTTTGTAAACATGAACTTCCTAAAATTTATCAGGGAAGAATTCAGAAGTATTGGGACAAGTTAATTCCTGTTGACTTCCCTGCTTCTAGTTCTACTTTCTCTACTTCTTTTAAGTCTGATGTTGCAGCTGTTGCTGTACAGAAGATGGAAAACGAAGTACTTACAGAAAACTGTGTTGCTTTGGAAGCTATTCCTGAGAATACTTTTGTATCTGCATATGTTGGTGTGTATGATGTAGAAGGTACTCCTAACGAACTTACTCTTCTTTGTCCTGAAAAGGTTTCTTCTGATAAAGTTGTTGCTTTACATTACAACGAAAAAGAAGATACTTGGGAAAATATTGAAGATGTAGAAGTGATTGATGGCTATGTATGGGGTAAACTTGAAAGCTTTTCTCCTGTAGCTGTATTCGAATACAAGAACGATATTATGATTATCGATGGACCTATCGTTGGACCTCATAAGGACTGCGAATTAGTAGTAGTTGGTAATGGTAATACCATGAAGGTATATGGTGAAGATGATAAAGTCTTTGTTGTAGGTCCTACTGGTGTTCCTGTAGAGATTACTAAGAAAGCTAACATTATCGGTGGTAGTGTTGATGGTACTCCTCTTGAAAGTACTGATGTATCTATCATTGGTGTTAAGAATCAGGATATTGTAGCTAGAGTTTACGGTGGATCTACTTTTGAAAATTCAGAAGAAAATCCTTTTACTTCTGTAAATAATGTAAGCGTTAAAGTTATTGATTCTGAATTGAATCTTGTAACTGGTTTTGCTGGTGCTGTAAGAGTTAACAATGTTAACGTTAGTATCCAGGATTCTAAAGTTACAAATGTGGCTACCGGTCAGTCAATGATTACTGGTGTGAGAGATGCAAGTGTAAGTGATGCAGATCCCGATTTTAAATGTAATGTATGGGTTAAGAATTCTAACTTGTTTGTATCTAACTCTGAAATTGAATTATTATTTACTGCAGGTAATGCCGGTAACCAGTATACCAACAATGCATATTGTAAGGTAGAGAATTCTAAGATTGGTTGGTTCACAGCAGGTGGTGGATCTAATGGTAAGACTGATTTCGATATTGCTGAAATCATTAAGTCTGAAATTAAAGTATTCCAGACTGTAAACCGTGGTAAAGCTGGTTCTGTAAAGACCAAGATTGACAAATGTGAGATTGAGAATCTTTACATTGGCGGTGAAACTGAAGATAAGACTGTAACTGGTACAACCGGTTCTGTTAAGCTGGATATCACTACTGGTACTTACAATATCGTTATTGGTACTGATGGTGGTGAAGTTATCACTACTAACGATATCATTGAATATATTAAGATCTCTCGTTCTGCAGATGTAACTATTTCTGAAGAACTTGTAGGTATTCTTGGTTCTAAATATATCGTAAAATAATTAAATAAAATTCTTGGGAGGACAAACATATGGTAGATTACGGTTCATCTATACCTAAACCCAAGACAAAACCTTTACAGTTTAAGAGGGGTTCCTCTGGAGCATTCCGTAGAGCGAACCCTATTCTCTTAAATGGTGAACCTGCATTTGAATGGGATACTAAGAAACTGAAAATCGGTGATGGTGAAACTCGATATATCAGACTCCCTTATGTGGGAGATCATAGTAAACCTGAAGATGGTAAGTCTGCTTATGAAATTTGGGTAGAAGCTGGTAATACTGGAACTACAAGTGACTTTTTAGAGTCTCTTATTGGACCTGCTGGTAAATCTACTTATGAAATTTGGCTGGCTATCGGAAACGAAGGTACAGTTGTAGACTTTATCGATGATATTAGGGGAGCCAAAGGTGATGCTGGTGATTCAGCTTATGATTTATGGCTGAAAGAGGGTCACAAAGGTGACATGGATGCATTCTTCGAATATTTACATGGAGAATCAGCATATGAGATTTGGCTTGCTTTGGGTAACATTGGTACTCAGGAAGAGTTTATCAAATCTCTTGAAGGTCAGTCTGCTTTTGAAATCTGGAAGGATAATATTGGTGGTCCTGACGCAAATCTTGATGATTACTTCAATTACTTCAAAGGTAAAGATGGTGTTAATGGCAAATCTGCTTATGACCTCTGGCTCGATGCTGGTAATGAAGGATCTATTGTTGATTTCTTGAATTCATTAGTTGGTAAGTCTGCTTATCAAATTTGGTTGGATTTGGGAAATGTTGGTACTGAAGAAGACTTTATCAAATCTCTTGAAGGAGAAGATGGGGAAGATGGTAGAGATGGTGTTGATGGTAAATCTGCATTTGATCTCTGGAAAGAAGCTATCGGAAAACCAGATGCTACAATGGAGGATTACTTCGGTGCGATGACAACCGCATCTTGGGGAGACTTTTAATGTCAACATTAATATAAAAAATATTCACTAGCTTTTGGTTAAGGTATATTTTTTAGATTATTGGCATATAAAACTACCAGATGTGCTTAATGTATTCTGGCTAATCGCAAAGTCGGAAGAATGAAACTCATGGATTTTAGGGAATTGATATTTAGAAGATATTGGTTCCCTTAAATTAAATAAACAAAAAATAATAAAAAGAAAGTTGAGGAATTTGATTATGGCGAACACATATAACAAAGTTCTCTTAGCTGGTCTTCAGGCTAGCTACAACGCTTTAGCAACAAAGGATGCTAACGTATTGTATTTCTGTACAGATACCGGAAAGCTGTACAAAGGTGACGTTGATTTCACTAATTCCGTAGTAGCTGCAGCTACTAAGCCTGGTACTCCTGTTGTTGGTAAGATCTATGTATTAGCTGATACTAATACTGTAGAAACTTATGTAAACGGTGCTTGGGTTGTTCTCAGCTATCCTATGGTAACTGCTGTTGATAAGAACAGCGATGATATGCATGTTGCTTCTGCTAAGGCAGTTTACAGTGCTATTACTGCAGCTATTGCTGAAGTAACTGGTGGTACTGCTATCGTTAAGGAAGTAGCTGCTGGTACTGCAGATGCTCAGGTTGTTGTTACTAAGGGTGATGATTCTACCTCTACTGTAACTGTACCTGGCGTTGTTACAACTCCTACTTGGGATGCAACTACTCGTAAGTTAACTTTACCTGTATCTGGTGGCACTGCTATCGAAGTTAACATTGGTAAGGATATCTTCCTTGATCCCAATGCAGAAAATAAGTACAATCCGGAAACTCAGAATATCGAACTTCATTTGAATGATGGTACTGAGCTGATTATCCCTGCATCTGCATTGGTTGACATCTATACTGGTGGTAAGACCAACTCTGCAAATGTTGCTGTAGGTGATGACAACGTAATCAAGGTTGATGTAGTTGTTGATCCTGTAGAAGGTAACGCTCTTGTATTAACTGAAGCTGGTTTGAAAGTTGATCTTTCTAACTACTACACTGAATCTGAAGTAGATGCTGCTGTTAAGGTAGCTAAGGATGCTGCTGATGCTGCACAGGCTCAGGCTGATACTAACAAGGCTGCTATTGCAACTTTGAATGGTGATTCTACTACTGAAGGTTCTGTAGATAAGAAGGTTGCTGATGCTGTTGCTGCTCTTAAGGCTGGAGAAATTAAGGCTAATGCTGATGCTGTTGCTGCTGCACAGGCTCAGGCTGATAAGGGTGTAGCTGATGCTGCTACTGCACAGGCTGCTGCTGAAGCTGCTGATGGTAAGGCTGAATCTGCTCATGATGCTATTGATGTATTAAACGGCGATGCTTCTACAGATGGTTCTGTTGATAAGAAGATTAAGGATGCTGTTGATTCTCTTAAAGCTAATGAGATTAAGGCTAATGCTGACGCTGCTGCTGCTGCACAGGCTCAGGCTGATAAGGGTGTAGCTGACGCTGCTACTGCACAGGCTCAGGCTGATAAGGGTGTAGCTGACGCTGCTACTGCACAGGCTCAGGCTGATAAGGGTGTAGCTGACGCTGCTACTGCACAGGCTGCTGCTGAAGCTGCTCAGGCAACTGCAGATGCTAACGCTGCTGAGATCGCTGCTATTGCTGCTGGTCTTGGTTGGGGTTCATTCTAATTTTGATACAATCTTAGAATAAAACAATCAAAAGTGCGGGAGGGAGAATAGCTCCCTCCCGCCTTTATTATTTAAATTAAGGAGGACTATAAGATGAGTACAATTACATCAATTGGTAATTATCTTACTAGAGGTCTTGAAGCTTCATTGATAAATACTCCTATCGAAGATGGCAAATTGAGATATACGATGGACACAGGTAGATGCTATCTGGATTATTTAAACGAAAATAATGAACCTAAAAGAGTGAGAATTACAGATGTTGAATTTGAGTATACAGAATCTCAGATTCTTGCTCTGAATAATCCGGTTCAGAATATCTATATCTCTAAAGATACAGGAAAAGGGTTCTGTAATGTCAATGGAGTTTGGAAAGAAATTGGTGGTCTTACTCTTTCTAAAACAAGTGATGATAATGATTATGTATTGTGGTTCTCTGGTATTGATGGAAAAGATCCATTATATAGTACTAGTTTGAAATACAATCCTTCTACAAATACTATGTCAGTTGGACATGTAATAGCAACTTCTATTAAAGTTGGTAATATGCTTATTACCGAAACTGTAACAGAAGAAATGGATCATATTATCGATTTTGCTTTTGTAGGTATTTAAGTTGATTTCTCCTAGAGATAGAAATGTATAGATTTCATATCTTAGTAATACGGTATTTCTATACTGAAAGCTATTAAAAGGAGAAAAAACTATGGAAGAAAAAAGACTCAAGATTTGTGTGTATGCTATCTGTAAAAACGAAGAAAAGTTTGTAGACAGATGGGTAGAAGCACTAAAAGATGAAGCAGATTATGTAGTTGTATTAGACACTGGTTCTACAGATTCAACATTTGAAAAATTGAAAGCTTATGAACCTTTTGTTACTGTTAAACAGTATGATTACTTTAAGGAATCTGGAATATTTAGATTTGATAGAGCTCGTAATGATTCTATGAAATTAATTCCAAATGATACAGATATCTGTGTTGTTTTTGATCTTGATCAGGTTCCTCAGAGTGGTTGGGCTAATATAGTAAGAGAAGAAGTAGCAGCAGGACATTGGGAAGTTCGTGGTTATATTGTTGATCATAATGATGAAGGACGAGAAGTTAATAGATGGGAATCTAGAAATGTTCATGTAAATGATCCATTCTTCATCTGGACAAAGGTTATTCATGAAGGTATTGAATACTACGGAAAAGAGAAAAATTATCCTGTAGTGTTTAGAGAAGACTTTGTAATTAATCATTATCCCGATAATCATAAGGATAGGAGTTTGTATAGAACTCTGTTAGAATATGCTGTTAAAGAATATCCTAGAGATCCTTATTATGCAATTTATCTTGGTATAGAACTTGATAGAAGATATTCTAAAGAAGATTCAGCGAAAGCATTCAGAAGAGCGTTATCTGATTGCAATTTTGCTAATAATAAGGACATTGAATATCAGATCTGTATCAATTTATCTCAGGTTACAGATTCTCCGAATGAAGCACTGATTGTACTTGACAGAGCAAGAGATATTGTTGAAGTTAATAACAATAGACGATTGTATAAAGCTTATGCTGATATATATGAGACTATTGGAAATCATGATAAAGCAATTGAAATGCTGGAAAAATCATTAGAAGTTAAATCGTACAGCAGCGATTGGACTGATGATTATTATCTTTACACAGGTTATGTCGAGGATAGATTATCTCTATTTTATTATTATCAAAAATCAGATCCATTGACTGCAATAGAATACTGTGTACGAGCATTAAAACTTGATCCTGATAATGAAAGGCTGAAAACAAATCTTAAGTTTTATTATGAATCTTATGTTGGAGCAAAGGAGCAGGAATAATATGGCTAACAGAATTTGTGTATATGCAATAACAAAAAATGAATCCAAGTTTGTTGATACTTGGTACGAATCAATGAAAGAAGCAGACTCTATTGTCGTTCTTGACACTGGTTCAACAGATGATACTGTAGATAAACTGAGAAGCCATGGTGTTACAGTTGTCGTAAAGGAAATTATTCCTTGGAGATTCGATGTTGCTCGTAATGAAGCTATGGATCTCGTTCCTGATGATTGTAATATATTGGTTTCAACAGATTTAGATGAATTACTTGAGCCTGGTTGGGCTGATATTTTGCGTGAAAAATGGATAGATGGTGTTCATGAACGAGCAGAATATAAGTATACCTGGTCTCATTTAGAAGATGGTTCTGATGGAAGAATTTTCAGGTATAATAAATTCCATACCAAAAAATGGAGATGGAGAGCTCCTGTTCATGAACTACTTTACAATGTAGAAACTGGCTCAAATAACTATACTCATTCTGAGTGTTTGGATCTATTTGATGAACATGTACATCTTCATCATTATCCTGATCAAACCAAATCAAGAGGTTCTTATCTTCCTTTACTGGAATTAAGAGCCAAAGAAGATCCTACAGATCATTATGGTTTGATTTATCTTGCTCATGAGTATTTCTATAGAGGAAAATATGAGAAGTCTGTAGAAACTCTCGACTATATTCTTGAGAATTTCAGACATCTTTGTGATTCTTTAGAGGTTGCGAGCTGTTATCTCTTTAAAGGTGACTCGCTTAAAGAGATGAAAAAATATCATGATGCTAGATTAGCATACAGAGAGTCAATCAATATATGTGATGATTATATTGAACCTTATCTTGATCTCGGCAAATTATATCTTGAATGTGAAGATTATGAAGCTGCAGAATTGATCATTAAGGAAGGTTTAAGAAAATCCCATAGACATTTTACTTGGCTCGAAAGAGATACAAGTTGGTCATATGAACCTTGGGATCTTTTATGTCTTGCTACATATTATGGAGGCAAGAAAAAGGATAGTATTGCATATGCAAGCAAGGCTCTTTCATATGAACCTAATAATAAAAGGTTATCTGATAACGTGAGACTTTGTATTGAAGGGACGGATAACCTCGATTTATTATAAACTAAAAGAAAGAGAGGTAGCCATTAATGTCTCAGGAAAAGATATTTAGATTTCAGGGAAAACTTTATGAAGTTGACGAGAATGGCAAACCGGTCAAGTTACTCACTGGAGCTGCAACTGCCAAGACATATACTACTGTCAATACAGCAGAGGCTGGTGTTGAAATAGACGAACACGGTGTAGCTAATTTTACTTTCGGTTTACCTGTAGGTCCAAAAGGTGATCAGGGTGAAACTGGTCCTGTTGGTCCTACCGGTGCTCAGGGTATTCAGGGTATTGAAGGTCCTGTTGGTCCTACTGGTAATTTAGGTCCTGTTGGTCCTACCGGTGCTCAGGGTGAACAGGGTATTCAGGGTGAAGTAGGTCCTGTTGGTCCTACTGGTGCTCAGGGTATTCAGGGTGAAACTGGTCCTGTTGGTCCTACTGGTGCAACAGGTGCTACTGGTAATGTTGGTCCTACCGGTGCTCAGGGTATTCAGGGTGAAACTGGTAATGTTGGTCCTACCGGTGCTCAGGGTATTCATGGTGAAACTGGTCCTGTTGGTCCTACTGGTGCTCAGGGTGAACAGGGTGAACAGGGTATTGAAGGTCCTGTTGGTCCTACTGGTGCAACTGGAGATAAAGGTGATAAAGGTGAAACTGGTCCTGTTGGTCCCACTGGTGCAACAGGTGCTGATGGTACTATGGGTCCTACTGGTGCTCAGGGTGAAACTGGTCCTGTTGGTCCCACTGGTGCAACTGGTACAAAAGGTGATCAGGGTGAAGTAGGTCCTGTTGGTCCTACTGGTGCTCAGGGTGAACAGGGTATTCAGGGTGAAGTAGGTCCCACTGGTGCTCAAGGTCCTGTTGGTCCTACTGGTGCTCAAGGTATTCAGGGTGAACAGGGTATTGATGGTCCTGTTGGTCCTACTGGTGCAACTGGAGATAAAGGTGATTTAGGTCCTGTTGGTCCTACTGGTGCAACTGGAGATAAAGGTGAAACCGGTGATTTAGGTCCTGTTGGTCCTACCGGTGCTCAGGGTGAAACTGGTCCTGTTGGTCCTACTGGTTCTACAGGTGCTCAAGGTCCTGTTGGTCCTACTGGTGCTACTGGAGATAAAGGTGATCAGGGTGAAAAAGGTGAAACCGGTGAAGTAGGTCCTGTTGGTCCTACTGGTGCTACTGGTTTACAAGGTGAAAAAGGTGAACAAGGCGAAGTAGGTCCTGTTGGTCCTACTGGTGCTACTGGTTTACAAGGCGAAAAAGGTGAGCAGGGTATTCAGGGTGAAACTGGTCCTGTTGGTCCTACTGGTGCAACTGGTGCTCAAGGTCCTGTTGGTCCTACTGGTGCTACTGGTTTACAAGGTGAAAAAGGTGAGCAGGGCGAAACTGGTGAAATAGGTCCTGTTGGTCCTACTGGTGCTCAGGGTATTCAGGGTAATACAGGTGCTCAAGGTCCTACTGGTGCAACAGGTGCTACTGGTGCAGATGGAGCACAGGGTCCTGTCGGTCCTACTGGTGCTACTGGTAACGTAGGTCCTGTCGGTCCTACTGGTGCTACAGGTGCTGATGGTGCTATGGGTCCTACTGGTGCAACTGGAGATAAAGGTGATCAGGGTGAAAAAGGTGAAATAGGTCCTGTTGGTCCTACTGGTGCTCAGGGTATTCAGGGTAATACAGGTGCTCAAGGTCCTACTGGTGCTACAGGTGCTACTGGTAATGTTGGTCCTGTTGGTCCTACTGGTGCTCAAGGTATTCAGGGTAATGTTGGTCCTGTTGGTCCTACCGGTGCTACTGGTGCTACTGGTAATGTTGGTCCTACCGGTGCTCAGGGTCCTAAAGGAGATAAAGGTGAACAAGGTGAAGGCTTTGGTATTTATAAAACATATTCAAGTATAAGTTCTATGAATGCTGACGCTGCAAATGTTCCTGAAGGAAAATTTGTATTAATTTCTTCAACTCCTGAAGATCCTGATAACTCAAAAATGTATATTAAAAATTCAGAAGGTTCATTTACTTTTGAAACAGATTTATCTGGTGCTCAGGGTATTCAAGGTGAAATGGGTCCTGTTGGTCCTACTGGCGTTCAGGGTCCTAAAGGAGATACAGGTAGTGTAGGTCCTACTGGTGCTCAGGGTATTCAGGGTAATGTTGGTCCTACTGGTGCAACAGGTGCTACTGGTAATGTTGGTCCTACTGGTGCTACCGGTTCTACTGGTCCTGTTGGTCCTACTGGTGCTGTTGGTGCTGTTGGTCCTACTGGTGCTGGTGGTGCTAAGGGTAATACCGGTGCACAGGGTCCAACAGGTGCTCAGGGTCCTAAAGGAGATACAGGTAGTGTAGGTCCTACTGGTGCTCAGGGTATTCAGGGTAATGTTGGTCCTGTTGGTCCTACTGGTGCTACAGGTGCTACAGGTGGAACTGGTGCACAAGGTCCTACTGGTGCGAAAGGAAGTACAGGTGCTCAAGGTCCTACTGGTGCTCAGGGTATTCAGGGTAATATTGGTCCTCAAGGTCCTACTGGTGCTAAAGGTAATACTGGTAATGTAGGTCCTACTGGTGCTACAGGTGCTGTTGGTCCTACCGGTGCAGGAGGTGCTAAGGGTAATACAGGTCCTCAAGGTCCCACTGGTGCTCAGGGTCCCAAAGGAGATACAGGTAGTGTAGGTCCTACTGGTGCTACAGGTGCTACAGGTGGAACTGGTCCTAAGGGTCCTACTGGTGCTACAGGTGCTACAGGTGGAACTGGTGCACAAGGTCCTACAGGTGCTAAGGGTAATACTGGTGCACAAGGTCCTACAGGTGCTAAGGGTAATACTGGTGCACAAGGTCCTACAGGTGCTACAGGTGCTGTTGGTCCTACCGGTGCAGGAGGTGCTAAGGGTAATACAGGTCCTCAAGGTCCTACTGGTGCAAAAGGTGGAACAGGTAATACTGGTGCACAAGGTCCTACAGGTGCTCAAGGTCCTGTTGGTCCTACCGGTGCTGGTGGTGCTAAGGGTAGTACAGGTGCACAAGGTCCTACAGGTGCTCAAGGTCCTGTTGGTCCTACCGGTGCTGGTGGTGCTAAGGGTAATACAGGTCCTCAGGGTCCGACTGGTGCAAAAGGATCTACAGGTGGAACAGGTCCTCAGGGTCCTACCGGTGCTACAGGTGCTGTTGGTCCTACAGGTGCAGGAGGTGCTAAGGGTAATACTGGTGCAAAAGGTCCGACTGGTGCTACAGGTGCTGTTGGTCCTACTGGTGCAACTGGTGCTACAGGTCCTACTGGTGCAGGTGGTGCTAAGGGTAATACAGGTCCTCAGGGTCCTACTGGTGCGAAAGGTGGAACAGGTGCTACAGGTCCTCAGGGTCCTACTGGTGCGAAAGGAGCTACAGGTGGAACAGGTCCTCAGGGTCCTACTGGTGCTAAGGGTAGTACAGGTGGAACAGGTGCTACAGGTCCTCAGGGTCCTACCGGTGCAACTGGTGCTACAGGTGGAACAGGTGCTAAGGGTCCTACCGGTGCTAAAGGAGCTACAGGTGGAACAGGTCCTCAGGGTCCTACTGGTGCTAAGGGTAGTACAGGTGCACAAGGTCCTACCGGTGCAGGTGGTGCTAAGGGTAGTACAGGTGCACAAGGTCCTACTGGTGCAACAGGTGCAAGTGGAGCAGCAACAACAAATCAGTCACTTGGTCATTACTATTTGACTGTAGGTACTGCTGTTGGTACTGCAGCTAAAACTGTAACTTGCTCTGGATTTGCACTTAAAGCTGGTGGTATTATTCATGTAACATTTACAGCAGGTAATTCTGCTGCTAACCCTACATTGAATGTAAATTCTACTGGAGCAAAGACAATTAGATGGAGAGGAGCTAATATTCCTGCTTATATGATTAAAGCAAACGATGAAATGACGATGATGTATGATGGTACTTATTGGCAGATTATCGATTGGGATGAATATGGTGATCTCGATGCTAACTATGTAAATGTATAATCAAAACAATAATATAAAGAGTGGATAAGGCTCTTGCTGAGAGCCTTATCCATTTACAATAATCAAATTTAGGAGGTTAAAAGATAATGGACTATCCTATTATGACTAGGGGTTATCAGGAAAAAATCGATAAGACTCCTATTGAAGATGGAAAACTGAGATTTGGAATTGATAGTGGTAGATTATTTATCGATACTAAAAATGCACGAATCGAAGTTACAGACTTTGTAAAAGGTCTGACATATGCTGAGATGATTGCATTAAAAAATCCACTTCCTAAAGTATACCTTGCTTCTGATACGCTTCATATGTATACTTATAATGCTAAATCTGGAGAATGGGAAATATGGGCAAGAGGTCCCCAGGGTCCCGTTGGTCCTACTGGTGCAACTGGAGCTAAAGGTCCGACAGGTAGTGTAGGTCCTACTGGAGCTACTGGTCCTACTGGTCCTCAGGGTATTAAAGGTGATACTGGAGCTCAAGGTCCCACTGGTGCTTTTGGTGCTACTGGTCCTAAGGGTCCGACAGGAGCTACAGGTAAAGTAGGTCCTACTGGTGCAACTGGTGCTGTTGGTCCTACTGGTCCACAAGGTGAAATTGGTGATACTGGTGCGGTTGGACCTACAGGTGCTAAGGGTGCCACAGGTCCTCAGGGTCCTACTGGTGCAGAGGGAGCTAAAGGAGAAACAGGTGCTGTTGGTCCTACTGGTGCTAAGGGAAATACTGGTGCTCAGGGTCCGACAGGTGCAACTGGAGCTAAAGGAGAAACAGGTAATGTTGGTCCTACTGGAGCTACTGGTGCAAGAGGTGAAACTGGTCCTACAGGTCCTGTTGGTCCTGGCGGTGAAGGTTCTATTGGTCCTACTGGTGCTACTGGTGCAAAGGGTGATCCTGGAGAAGGATTCTCTATTTATAAAACATATGCGAGTATTTCAGCTATGAATGCTGATGCTTCTAATGTTCCTGCTGGTAAATTTGTGCTTATAGCTTCCAATGTAAATGATCCTGATAATTCAAAACTATATGTAAAAAACTCTGAAGGTTCATTTACTTTTGAAACAGATTTATCTGGTGCACAAGGTATACAGGGTCCTCAGGGTCCTGTTGGTCCCACTGGATCGAAAGGAAGTACAGGAGCTCAAGGTCCTACTGGTGCAAAAGGAAGTACAGGAGCTCAAGGTCCTACAGGTGCAACTGGAGCAAAAGGTCCTACAGGTGCTACAGGTGCTGTTGGTCCTACTGGTGCAACTGGAGCTACTGGTCCTACTGGTTCTGGTGGAGCAAAAGGTCCTACAGGTGCACAAGGTCCTAAAGGTCCTACTGGATCTTCTGGTGTGGTTGGTCCAACAGGTGCACAAGGTCCTAAAGGTCCTACAGGTGCAACTGGAGCAAAAGGTCCTACAGGTGCTACAGGTGCTGTTGGTCCTACTGGTGCAACTGGTCCTATGAGTACAGTTTGTAAGTCTATAGCAGATACTGCAGATATAGATTTTGGAGATTTAGACGAAGGTTAATCTCTATTCAAATTTTAAGATAAGGAGATAAAAGAATATGGCTGAATTAAAAACTTTAAGAGTCTGTCATTCGAAAGATCTTCCTGCTATGCCTGAAAGGTCTTTCGATTATCTCTATCTTGCTTATGATAAATTAGATCTATACGCTGGTCAGAATAATATAGAAGAAAATTATGTTATTACATCTGCTTTACCTGAAGAGCCAGTATATGGAATGATTTATATTCTTGATACCAATGGTTCAGTATATAGACATATTGACTATTCTGTCGTTCAGATTGCAAAGATAGAGAATAATTCTCAAATAGAATATCTTAAAAAAGTTGGTACCCTCTTTCAGGTGAATGCTAACAGGAGATATATTGATTCTCAGACAAGAACTCTTACTCTTCCTTTTAATGATGGAAAGTATGAGATGAATGTATCAATCAGAAACGATACTGTTTTTGATAATGATACAATTATGAAATATAATAAGGATAAAGAACGCTTTGAAGTATATGGTCCTATTCCGGAAGAATTTATCGATTTTTCTAAACCTTTTAGAGGTGGTAATAGTAAAACTGTACATATTAAAGCAGATGGTCCTAGAATTACAGCTGAAGTTCAGATTAGTAAGATTTTAAATAATCTATTAAGAGAAGCTTCTGATGGTTTGTATATTAAATCTACAAGTATTGTTACCAGAGAAGAATTTGATAAATGGTCTTCTCAAACCGAAGAATTTATAGAAAGAGGAGATGAAATTCTTAATAACATTGATGATGATATTAAATATATGAAAGATATTATATCAGAAGCAAATGTTAATGAAACTATCTATAGAATACTTAGTGAAAAATTTGCTGATATTGAAACAGCTCTTGCTAATTATTCATCTTTGGTTAACAGAATGGGACAAATTCAGGAAGAAGTTATACAATATGCTCGTACAGAAACTGAAGAAACAAGAAGACAGCTTAATGAAACTCTTGCTGCTAATGCTAATTGGGAAGAGCTTGACACAGCTTCAGAAGACTATACTCCTGAAATTGATTATTATCAAAAATCAGAAGAATATTTATATCCTGAACTTACAGATGATGAAGTTACAGCAATTCTTTCAGCTGTAGCAGAATATATTGCAACCGAGTAATAAAGGAGGATAATCATAATGAGTAGAAAGTTCAATATTACTCTTAACGGCAAGTCTTATGTTGTTGAGGTTAATGAAGTTGTAGAAGACGATGCTACAGTTGAAGAAACACCTGTAATCGAAACTCCTGATGTTGTTGAGGAGATTGAGGATACCACAGTTGAAGATGAAACTGTAGTTGAAGATGAAATTATTGATACTGAAGATAGTAATATCGAAGTTGAAGAATCTTCTGAAGATAAAATCGAAGAAACAGTAGAGGAAGAAACTGTTGAAGATGAAGAAATCGTAGAAAAAGAAATTCCCAATGAAGAAGTTGTAGAAAGTTCTGCAGAGGAAGAAGCAATTAGTAATGAAGTTGTTGAACCTGCAGTTGAAGAATAGGATCCTATTCTTGAATAAGTAGTCAAAAATATGATATTTTTTAATATATCGAGGGTTTATATTAAAATTGTCTGATAGATCTATTTTTTAATAGAAACTACTGTATTATCGTATCAAATTTGGTACTTGTAGAACAGTAATTTTGAATTTTATTTTTAAATTTTGTTGATTTATAAAGTAAAATCTAGAATATCTATATATTAAGATAATATTATATTTTGACAAATTTCATTCTTTATAAAGAAAACATTAATATAATTCGAGAAGGGAGGACCTAAATTATGTATGCAAAGATTCGTCCTCGTCGCAGTACAACAACAGAATGGTCTGTAATGAACCCTGTACTTGCAGAAGGTGAATTGGGAATTGAAGTTCCTGATTCTGGAGTTGGAACAGGATTATGTAAATTCAAATTAGGCGACGGTTATACTCAATGGAACGATCTCCCATACGCCTTTGATGCAAATTCTGCTCAGGCAATATATGGCGGTAATCCATTTGTGTCTAGAGATATCTGTCTTAGATCGGGAACTAAAGATGAATGGGAAACCGAAGATCCTGTATTAAAATTTGGAGAAGCAGTGTTTGATACTACACTTATTGCTTTTAAAGTTGGTGATGGAGAACATTCATTCACGCAGCTTAAATATATAGGATTATGGGAAATGGAACAGGATTATGATTTTGGAGACTTAGATGAAATCTAGGTTTTTAAAATAAAGCCACAATTATTTTTGAAGCGATAAATTATAAGGTGCCATAACCAAAAATAATACTAGAACCTATCACTAGGTTCTAGGAACGCTTCTCAAGAAGAAATCTTATATTATATCCAAAAAGGAGGAAAAATATTATGGCTAGTTATTTGAGACCTCGTAGAGGTAAAAAAGCAACTGCTGTTTCACAGTTAACAGCTTCTGCACCACTTAAGCGTGGTGAAATTTTCTTTGAGGTACCTGACACAGGTGTTGGTACCGGAACTGGTAAAATTAAAATGGGTGACGGTACAACTGCGTACGATGCTCTCCCTTATTTCATGGTACAACCTACAGTTGATTATACAAACGCTGTGGTAGCTTGGACTAACACAACTGCTGCATCTTCTGCTCCTTATACAGATAATGCAACTTATGCTGGAAATATCATTCCTAGTGCTAGTTTGAAGACTATTTTCACTAATTTGAAGAAGTTACTTCTCAATTACAATAGTCAGCTTACTACACTAAATAATGATTTAGCTAATAAGCAAAATAAAATTACTGGAACTAATTCTAGAGTTTTGATAATGAATTCAGAAGGCACAGTTACAACATCATCATCTTGTGATACTACTCGTTTAACTTACATATCTACATTAAATGGTGATGCCCAATCACAGCTTAACGATATTGCATCTGGAGCTACAACAGTAGGATATGCAGCTAAAGCAACTAGTTGTACACAAGCATCTAAAGCTACATCTGCTACTAGTGCTACTTATTCATCTACTGCTAATTATGCTAAGAATGCTCCTCAATATAAAGGAGCTACAACAGCAGCTGCTGGTACAAAAGGATTAGTACCTGCTGCTAGTACAGCTGCTAGATTAAGATTTCTTAGAGGTGATGGTACATGGAGTACACCTCATGAAGGTACAGCAACATATGCTGGTAGTGCTGCTAAAGCTACTAGTGCTACATCAGCTACTTATTCTTCTACTGCTAACTATGCTAAAAAGAGTAATATTACCATGTCATTATCAGGTACTACTCTTACTATTACCTATTCATAGAGATGAGGTGATAGTATGGCTATTAAATTCAACAATACAGAAATACCTAATAATGGTATTATTAAATATAATGGTACTGAATTGACAAAAGTAATATGTAATGGAACCACTGTATGGGAGAAAAAAGCAAATAGTATTTTTGAAGATGGAGTATTCAATATAACTCCTAAGAGTTATGGAGATTGGAAACTAAATTCTAGCGGTAGACCTTATATAGAACCAACATACGATGGAGCTTATTGGGGTTGGGCATGTTCTTTACAATATTTTACAGAAAAAGCCCCCAGAACAATGAAAGCATTAGAAGTTTCTGTAGATGTTACAGGGGTGTCAAAAATTTCTGTATTATTATCTAAATTTGGTGTTGAAGCATCTGAGAACGCACATGCATTTAATTATACATATTTAACATGTGGTTCATTGTCAAATTCAGTTAATGTATATGCTGTAACAGGAGCAAAATATGCAAATAATACTACATTATCTTTAGATGTATCATCTTTATCTGGAGTCCAAACTGTTAAAATTTATATGTATATAGTTACTAACACCAGCACCGCATATAATTATACAGCAAGCTGTTTTACAACTATTGAAAATATTTTGATGTCGTAATTCTAATCAGTGTTCGCTAAAAATCAATAATACTCTAGAGGTGTTAACACCTCTAGAGTATATATTTTTATAATTATTAATAATGATTTAGCTGGTTATGGTAGTGGTACTAAAGTAGCAGCTAAAGCTACATCTGCTACTAGTGCTAGATATGCAACAACAGCAACAAGTGCAGGAAGTGCTAGTAAAGCTACTAGTGCAACTAGTGCAACATATGCTACTACCGCTACTAATGCAGGTACATCTAACTATGCTAAGAATGCTCCTACTTATCAAGGTGCTACTACAGCAGCTGCTGGAACTAAAGGTTTAGTGCCTGCTGCTACTACTGCTACTAAAGATAGTTTCTTACGTGGTGATGGTAAATGGGCTACACCTAGTAAAGCTACTAGTGCTACTAGTGCCAGATATGCTACATCTGCTACATATGCAGCTACTGCTAATTATGCTAAGAAGAGTAATATTAGTATGAGTGTATCTGGTACTACTCTTACTATTACATTTTAAAGAGGTGATAGTAT